CCAGGACGCTTTACGTTGATAGCGTTGAGATTAGGGCAAGATATGTAAAGAGAGCATATATGTTTTCGTTAATGGAATGACATAAGAACTGTTCGACTAAAGGAGGTTATATCATGGCTTGCAAGAAAGGAAGTAAGAAAGGGCCGAAGAAGGGGAAGTAAACATCAAGGAGGATAAGTAACGATGACACAATTTGGAAACGAAGCTCTCGCAACTATAGCAGGAGCCACCACACTTAGCGTTGTTTTTATTGCCATCGTGTCTTACATGGTGAGGAAAATGGATAAGATCGCAGATGAAAAGATTTCCAAAGAGGTCTTCGTGCAGTATTGCCAAAGGATTGATGATCATCTGAAGCACGGAGAAACACAGTTCCTTGAAATCAAAAGCAATCTTTCCGCGCTGGAAGAAGCGTCAAATGCCACGGCCAGAACCTTAGCGGAAATTAACACCACAGTCCGACTTGTGGCGAAGAATATTGGAGTTGTGCTTAAGAGAGAGACTGATAATTAAGGAGGGTTGGAGTAATGGCAACTTTTTCGGCAATCAGAGTGCGCAGTGGGTATGATTGGGATGGGGACACTAATGTAAATGATCAGACATTTAATGATGGACCGCATTGGGAGTTAGTATGAGTCAGTTTAATAGTAAGTTGGTTATAGACCAGTTGTCTGATATGGTATTTGCCCTTGTTGAACCCCTTATTTATGAAAGTAGTTACCTTGATACTATTATCATTGTCCCAAAAGGATTTGAAAGTGACGGTGCAAGTGTGCCGCGAATACCAATAGTTTATGAAATGTTTGGTAACCGAGCACACCATGAAGCGGTGGTTCATGATTATTTATACCGTATAGACTCAAACCCTGTTGCTCCAAGGGGAGTTGCAGACTTAATTTTTATTGAAGCTATGAAGGCGAGGGGTAAGTCATGTTTTGTACGGAGTGCTATGTATGCAGGTGTTAAAGCGGCAGGTTGGACAGCATATCATAAAAGAAAGGTGGAGGATAAACTATGAGACAGGTAATAGGGTTGGCATTGGTGGCGTTGTTGTTACTGACAAGTTGTACGTTTTTAAACATTAAAGACCCTGTAAAAGAGGACTTGGCAATTAAGATTGCTGCAAGGGCGTTAGGTTACAAGGTTGCTATGCATAATAAGGAATTGACAAAAGATATTCTTCCACAAGCTAAAGCAATATTAGCTTATGAGGATGTTAATCAGTTGGTAAATGATTTGTGGCCAAAAGCAATTAAGTGGGCTACCGAAAAAGCATCGAGTGATCCTCTTATGGCAGCGACTCTTGCAGATGTTTTGTCTTTGGTAGAAGTAAAAGATATTCCTATTGATGGTAAAGCAATTAAGATAAGATTATTTTTGGTTGGGTTTATTGAAGGTGTTGAACTCGCCATTTAATTCATAAATAAAGGAGATTATTTGTGAATAAAGTGATGTTAACAATTAGTAAAAAGTGGAATAGACCAGAGATCAGGACTGCTTTAACTGGAGAAGGAATAATTCTCCAGATGCAGTTACCTGATTTCTTGGTTGCTTTGAAGCAAGAAGTTTTATCTAGTTCTTTGTTTGATGGTGCCACACAGAAGTTACAAGACCATGTTGGTCCTGTAAAATTTATTGTATCAGAAAAAGTTTTTCAAGAAAGGTTAGATCGTGCAGTTCGTATATTAACTGATTCTTTAACTAGTGATCTTGAGAAATGTTTAGATAATGCTTTTATCGAAATTGTAACAGGCATTAAAGAAGAAAGTCGTAAGGTGATTGAGTAATGGCAGAAATAACTCTTCCAAATAATTGGATACCGCGCGATTATCAAATGCCCCTGTGGTCGTATCTCGAAAATGGCGGTAAGCGAGCCGTGGCAATATGGCATCGTCGTGCTGGTAAAGATTTAACTGCCATTAACTATGTTGTAACATCTATGATTGAACGTCCTGGGTTGTATTGGCATTTGTTGCCGACATACAATCAGGGTCGCAAGATCGTATGGGATGGAATGGATCGTACAGGGCGACCATTTCTTGATGCATTTCCAAATGAGTTAATTAAGGGTAACCCAAATAATACTGATATGAAGTTGGAAACAGTTAATGGTTCCATGTATCAGGTTGTTGGGACTGATTGGGTAGATCGGTTGGTTGGTGCAAACCCTGTTGGCTGCGTTTTTTCAGAATATTCCCTTCAAGACCCACGCGCATGGGATTTAATTCGCCCAATCCTATTAGAAAATAAAGGTTGGGCAATGTTTGTTTATACACCACGTGGTAAAAATCATGGCTACAACTTATTTAAAACAGCTCAACAGAATAGTAAAAGCTGGTTTTCACAAGTATTAACAATTAATGATACTGGTATTATAACGCCAGAGGAGATTCATGATGAAAGAATGTCAGGAATGTCAGATGAACTCATTCAGCAAGAATTTTATTGTAGCTTTGAAGCTGGGATACCTGGAGCTTATTTTTCCGTACAGGTCTTACAAGCCAAACGTGAAGGTCGGTTTTGCGGTGTTCCTGTGCATGTGGATGTTCCTGTTGATACTTACTGGGACCTTGGCATGGATGACTCAATGAGTATTTGGTTTGCCCAGGACATAGGAAAAGAGATTCACATGATTGATTATATGGAAGGTGCAGGAGAAGGTCTTCCATATTATGCAAAAGAACTAGCGAAAAAACCTTATTTATATGGCAGACACTACGCACCACATGATATTAAGGTAAGAGAGTTAGGGTCTGGAAAATCTCGACGTGATACTGCTAAACGATTAGGAATTGACTTTCGGGTTGCTAAGAAAGTAAATTATAAAGAAGAAGCTATTGAAATGGCTCGTAATATATTTCCACTATGTTGGTTTGATAGTACACGATGCGCTCGCGGTATTGATGCTTTGGAAAACTATAAGAAAGAATATGATGATAAGAAAAAGGTTTTTATGTCAAACCCTGTTCATGATTGGGCAGCACACGGTGCTGACGCTTTTATGACTATGGCTGCAACGCATGAGTTTAAAAACTATCGAACTGGAAACATTCTTTATCATCCCGGTCATAGACGCCAGATTAAAATTGCTGATTCAATAGCAGGATATTGAGGTGAATTATGGGAAGTGAACTTGGAATAAAAGTTAAGCGTTTTTATGATGATGTTGCTGGTAAACGATCTGTTTATGAAACAATTTGGTTACAGGATTTGCGCCAGTACAAAGGTATATATGATCCTGAAATATTGGCAAAAATGGATGCAAAACGTTCTAAGTCATTTATTAGGGAAACACGAACTAAAGTTCGTACCATTGATGCAAGGATAATGGATCTGTTATTTCCTGCAAACAGTGAAAAGAACTGGGGTATTGAACCTACTCCAACACCCTCTGTTCCACAACCTATTGAGGAAATGTTACTTACAAAAATGGCAATGATTTTACAGGAAGGCGGTCAGGATCGTCCGCCAACACAAGAAGAGTTAATTCAGAACATTAAGGATTATACGCTTGAGACTTGTAAAAACATGTCTCAGGAAATTGACGATCAGTTATCAGAAATAAAGTATCGTGGCATTATTCGAGATGTTATGCATTCAGGACATTTATATGGTACTGGTTGGTTGAAAGGTCCGTTGGTTGATCAGGTAGTGGAACCGCACTGGGAAATGGTTCAGGTACAGGAAGGTTTTACTTGGCAACTAGTACAAAAACAGATTAATCGACCTTACGCAGAGTTTAGACCGATTTGGGATATTTATCCTGACATGTCAGTAACCGATATTGGATTATGCCGATTTTTCTGTGAACGTCATATTATGCCTCGGCATAAATTGTTGCAGTTGGCAACTCGTCCTGATTTCAATGCAGAAATAATTTTGCAATATATTAAAGATAACCCTAATGGTAAAGCTGAATATGCAAATTTTGAAAATGAGTTGTATAATTTAAAGGATAAAAACACTAAACCACGACCAGAGATTAAAGGTGCGTATGAGTTGATTGAATATTGGGGGTATGTGTCAGTTAACGATTTGGCTGATCTTAACCCTGAACAGTTTACCAATTTAGGTATTCAGGTTGAAGGGGATCTTCCTGCTAATGTTTGGGTAATTGACAATGAGGTAGTTAAGATTGCTCTTCAACCAATTGCTGGTTTAGCTATTCCTTATTATGCATATTACTTTGACAAGGATGAAACTTCTATTTTTGGTGAAGGCATTGCATCGATTATGCGGGATCCGCAACGTTTGGTTAATGCTTCAATTCGCGCCATGATTGATAATGCTGCTCATTGTGCAGGTCCTCAATATGAAGTTAATGTTGATTTACTTGCTGATGGAGAGGATCCTACTGATATTGGTGCTTTTAAAGTCTGGATGCGTACGGGGCGAGATGCTGATATTGCAGGAAAAGAAGTTGTCAGGGTAAAGACATTGGCATCATATACCCCTGAATTTATGAACATGTACGGGATGTTTAGTCGGTTGGGTGATGAAGTAACAATTATTCCGCGGTATATGCAAGGTGATGCTCGTGTAAGTGGTGCAGGACGTACTGCTTCTGGTTTATCTATGTTAATGGGACAAGCTAATATTGGTCTATCAGACCTTGTCAAGGTGTTTGATGATGGAGTTACAAAACCCTTCATTACGGCCATGTATAATTGGAACATGCAGTTTAATGACAAGGAAAATATTAAAGGTGATATGAAGATTATTGCTCGAGGTTCTACTGCTTTAATGGCGAAAGAGATTCGAGCACAACAGATTCAGACATTTTTACAAATGACATTAAATGCAGAAGATGCTACTTGGGTCAAACGGGGTAACTTGTTGAAACGTTGGGCAGAGTCCACTGATATTGGTAGTGGTGAAGCTGTATATACAGAAGAAGAACATGCCGCATTAATGGAACAACGTCAGCAAGCGATGCAACAGGCGCAAGCACAGGCGCAAGCGCAAGAAGTGCAATCTGGGGCTGGATACAACCAACTAGAGTCAGTTATAAAACAACTTGAAGAAGGTATGTCAATGATGGCAGAGAAACTTTCAGGCATTGAGCAAGTAATTATGCAAAGTGTTCAAAATGCTAGACGCCAACAGATTTCAGGTGGTGCAGCATAATGAAAACCGTTAGAGAAGATTTAATTAAACGGCTAAAACCTTTAATGGGTCAACCTGGCATTTATGACATGTGTACCTTATTAGAAAATGAAATTGAACAGTGGAAAGAAGAACTTATTACTGCTAAAGGAAATGATATTTATGCTCTTCAAGGGGCTATTTTGAAATTAAAATGTTTACTTTTAGATCTAAAGCGTGATATAAAGATACAGGATTATCGTAACGGGGCTTATAATGCTGAAATAACTTAACCACCCTGTCAAGGACATGGTTAAAATAAATGGTGGATACGCTAATGGCGCCCACAAGGAGAGAGTATGTCGGAGGAAAATGTACAGGGAAGTAGTACGAAAGAAGTAGTTGAAGGATTTGAGGATAGTTTTAATGCAGCGGTTAGTGACACGCCTCAGGATAATGTTGAGACTGTTGTTAACACATTGCAAGAAACCCCTGTAAGTCAAACAACTACTGATGCGGCAGAAGAAAGTGTTGTTGAAACTGAAACAAAGGTAGAAACTCCAGAACAAGATTATCGTGCTTTATATGAAAAAGAAATTCAGCGCAATAAATCTTGGGAAGGTAGAATTTCTGCCGCAGAACGACGTGCTGCTGAATTACAGGCAAAGTTGCAGCAGACCAATGTTGCTCCCCCTGTACAAGCAAGTGCGCCTGTGGTTGATTTGTCTGATCCTTTAATCAAAGGTTTTGTTGAAGAAATGGGTGAGGATTTTATTAAACCACTTGATGCTTACATCAAACGCCAGATCAATGCAGCAATTCAACCAATTGTTGAAAAAGTTCCGGTGATTGAACAGAGTGTCACAACTATTGGTGAAGATCGCGTTAAGGATCACTATGATCAGATTTTTGAAGCTCATAATGATGTTGAGGAAATTGTTAAGTCTGGTGCCTTAAATGCTTATATTGATTCTTTACCATATAGTGAAGCGGTAACTAGGAAAAAAATTATTGATGGTGGGTCTACTAAACAGGTGATAAGTTTGCTTAATGAATATAAGGAACACACCAAAAAAGTAGATGAGAAACAGAACAAGTCAACAGTCCCCAATGTTAAGGTAACAGTTCCCAAAAATCAACTTGACGCAGCGACTGCTGTTAAAGGTGGTAGTTATGTTGTACCTAAAGGTAAAGCATTAGCCGATGATTTTATGGGAGCGTTTGCTGAAGCAGTTGCGACACATTAAATATAGGAGGATAAAATGGCCGTTATTACGACTTATGGAGATATTTCTCCGAGAACTGCTGCTTACGCGGCGAAGGAGTTTCTTGAAAGAGCGATTCCTTATCTTGTAATTGAAAAATTCGGGCAGGCAAAACCTCTTCCGTCTAATAGTTCAAAGACTATGACGTTCAGGAAGTATAATGCATTGTCCGCAACCCCTACTCTTTTGGTTGAAGGTGTTACACCTACCGGTAAACAGCTTACGTCAACTGATGTGAGTGTTACCCTGGAACAGCTTGGTGACCGCGTCGTTATCACTGATGTTATTCTTGATACTCACGAAGATCCAATTTTCCGTGAAGCTCAGGAAGTCCTTGGTGAACAGGCTGGTCAGATGATCGAGATTGCCAGGTTCGGTGTCATTAAGGCTGGTACTAACGTTTATCGTGCAAATGGTACAGTACGAACTGACATCAATACGCCTATCACCCTTGGTTTGCAGCGTAAAATTACCCGGTATCTGAAACGCCAGATGGCCAAGAAGATTACGTCTGTTGTTAAATCCACCCCGGCTTATGGGACGCAGGCAGTTGCCCCGTCTTATGTAGCACTCTGCCACTCTGATTGTGAAGCTGATATTCGGAATATGCCTGGTTTTGTTCCCGTTGAAAATTACGGTTCAGGTATGACCCCGTATGAAAGTGAGATTGGCAAGGTTGAAGATGTCAGATACATCTACTCCACCATTTTTGAACCTTGGGCTGATGGTGGTGGTGCTAAGGCTGGTTCGGGAACCGAGATGTTGTCTACCACTGGTACGGCAGCCGATATTTACCCCATCCTGTTCCTTGGCAAAAATGCCTACGGCATAGTTCCTTTGAAAGGCGCCAATGCGATTACACCGATGGTTGTAAATCCGAAACCGAGTGACAGCGATCCTCTTGCACAGCGTGGTCATGTCGGTTGGAAATCAATGCAGAAAGCTGTTATTCTTCAGGATGCTTGGATGTGTCGTCTTGAAGTTGCAGTAACTGCTAACCCGGTCTAATAGGAGATTATCATGAGTAAAACTAGAGTGGAACCCGATGACATGATGGACGTTAACAGTGCTTTTGGTGCTGCTGATGGTGAGGTACCTGATGAAGCCCTAATTTTAAATCAATTGATGGGTGCCGCAGAAGAAATCCGTAATGCTAAAAAGGTACGGGTTATTATGCATAATCAGGAAGGATCTGACGGCAATCAACCTGTTTTTGTCGCAGTAAATGGTATGGGTTATTCTATACCGCGTGAAGTCCCTGTAATAATTCCTGAGCCGGTTCTTAAGGCTTTGGAAGATGCAGTGGAAACAAAATATTTTCGGGAAGAAAAAGACGGTCAGTTCTTTGGTCCAATCCAAGAACGACATGTTAGACGTTTCCCATTCTCAGTTCTTGCATAGGAGGAAATGATGAGGCTTTACGATTACATTGATCATTATGATCTTGCAAATTTGATTAAGACCCTGTGGTCTCGCCCGAGAGCTTTTAGCGGTGGAACTCTTGCTGCAAAAGCAACGGCTGACCCGGATCTTAAAACCACCACAACTATTACTTTCGTTGTTAACAACAAACTGTGCACCAAAACTGCTGCAGCGACGATTGATCTTTCCGCAACAACTGCTGGTGTAGCTGCTACCGCAGGTGCTGGCATTCAGGCAGCGGGAAAGTATGCAGCTTATTTGGTGACACTTACTGCTGACGGGACATTTGATTGTCTTAAAGGAGCAGATGCTGCTACTGCTGCACTTGCACTTGCAGTTCTTCCTGCCCCCGCTGCAGATACTTGCCCTGTGGGTATTTTGGCTGTTGCTAATACAACGAATCCTTTCATCGTTGGTACTACCAACAGTGACGCGGCTGGTGTAACATTTACCTGCACTGACTTGTCTGATATTCCCCCGGGTTATGGTGAAGGTTCTGTGTATAAGGATACTTCAGGTGAGTAATTAAATGTGTATAAGTTGTTTACCGTAAAATCGGTAAGGAAGGAGATATAAACCGTGAAACTTAATTCCTATTTTAACCATGTTCCTGACTTGACCACTCGTCGAGCATTTTGGAAAATACAGGAAGGTATTAATGACCTGGATTTAAATATTGTCCAGGGTGAAACCTACTATGTTGAGAACAATGCTGGGAGTGACACTAATGATGGAAAAACATGGGATACAGCTTTTAAAACATTAGCAGTTGCTATTGCTGCCAATAATGCAAACATTGCTTTAAGTTCAAAAACCTTTGCTGCAAGAAACAGGATTTTTTACAAAGGTGATCCGAGTTTGGCCACCGGCGTAACTAATCTCGTGGCGTTCCCCGATAAGTGTGATGTTATCGGTGTGGGTTCCTATGATGCCAATACCAAACCGCGTATTATTGGGCGCCATGTCCCCGTTAATGCAGGGAACTATGGCACCAGATTCATTAATATCTGGTTTTCGGCAATCGCCCACGCTTCCCCGATCGTAACCCTGGCTTCTACATCAAGTGGCATCCAGTTCATCGGGTGCACGTTCGACGGTTCCGTTGGTACGGTTACCGGAGCCATTCTCGCAACGGCAAGTCCCTTCTTGAAGGTGATTGATTGTGACATCTTTGGGTCGTTTGCCACAAACTATATTGCTTTTGGTACAGGGGAGAGTGCCGGGACTGTGGTTGAAGGATGTTGGATGCATGGAAGTGCTGGTCTTGGTATTTCTACTGTGACTGGTACGACTTCATCTTATGAAACATTGATAAAGAATAACATCATTAGTACAACTTCAACTGGTCTCTGTATCGATGATGAAGCTAACGGTTCAACAGGTATTCTGTACTTGGTAGGTAATAAGTTCATGAACGCTGCTACCTTAACAAACTATGCCGGATACACTGGTATTATTAATCCTAATATTGCAAGGTGTGTCGATAATATTTGTATGGGTGCTGATGTTTCTATGAGAGTCCCGAAACTTGTAGTTGCGTAGTTCATTTGTTCAAGGTCTGAGAGGAGGGATTCAATTTTCTTGGTTCTTCCTCTCAGACTTAGTGAAGGATAAAACATGGCAAACATCTCAGCTTGGTTAGATGGCGTTTCAATCAGAGTTCCTGGGGCAAGTAAGATAGAAATTGATTCTGCTGTTCGTACAATCACCCGAGAATTTTGTTCAAAAACTCTTCTCTATGTTAAGCAATTAACTGCTATTAATATTGTTGCAGGCACTGCTTCTTATACACTTACCGCCCCTACTGACTGTTCAATTATCACTGTTGAACGTGTAGAAGTTAATGGTTTATTTGTTAGTCCAACGTCAATGGATTTATTAGATCGATCCCCTGATAGTTGGCGACAGGTAGAATCCAGTCAACCAATAGAGTATATGGTTGATGCAGAAAAAGTTTTAATGTTTAAAGAAATTCCTGATACTTCTTATGCTGGTGGGCTAATTGTTTGGGTGGCAGTTAAACCATCTCCAACAACTTCGACACTTCCAGATTTCTTATTTGATGATTGGTACGAAACTATTCTCAATGGTGCAGTAGCTTATCTATTGCGTATGCCGAATAAGTCATGGACAAGTATTGAAGGTTCAGAATATTTTTATGATTTCTATGATGGTTATCTTAGTGAAGCGAAAAATAAAAAGTATACTGGGAAAGCGAAAGTGTCAATCAGAGTTCAATCTGAACCGTTTGCAGTCATAGGATAAAATATGGGTTTAACAAAATCAATAATTCGTGATCGTGCAAGAGCCTTATTAGATGAGGCAGTCGCAGGTTTTTGGAGTAATACAGAACTTGAAAACTGGATTGATGACGCTGCAATTGATATTTCAACTAAAACATATTGCTGTGAGGTTTCAGGTTCAGTTACCCTAGCGACAGGAGTACAGATATATAATGTTTCTACAGATTATATAAAGATCCTTGGTGCAGTGTATGCAAGTGAGGGATTAAAACAAATCACACCATGGATGACAGGTCTTCAATACGCAGTCTCCACAGGTGCTCCTAAATATTTTTTTGATATAATAGACAAGGTTGGATTTTATCCGGTACCAACTACTACAGAAAATGGAACTATCGTTACTGTTTATTATGCACAAGTAACAAGCAACATTGCTAACATACCAGTGAAATTTCAAACTCCTGCAATTTTATTTGTTACCTTTATGGGGTTAGCCAAAGAACGACAATACACAAAAGCAGGACAGTTATATCAATTGTATATTCAATCATTGAACCTTGATAAAATAGAGATTGCCGCAGAAAATACTTTACAACCGGCGCCACAGAATCAATATACTCTTAAACTTGTTGGGCCACAAAGATGATACAAGAGATTCAAGGTTTACAACAGTATGCCCCTGACTCCCCTTTTGAAAGGTTACAGTTTGACTTTCTAGGTGAGTGGCTTCCTGATATTCATCCACTAAAAATTGCTAATGGCAACTTTTCTGATTGTCAAAATATTCGTTATACTAAAACTGGAATCATTGGCGTTAATGGTTACACTAGAATAAATACAACTCCTATTTCTACGTATGTTAATGGTCGAAATGGTTTTCAGTTAAGAACACCAAACACACAAAAGTCTTATATTTTTACTCAACAGTGGAACGCCGCTTTGAGTGCTTCAGTATTAGCAGTTCATAAAGGTGTCCCACCAAATACTGGAGATTTTGAAGGAACCTATATCCATACCGATGCTACTGGAGCACAACAAGGATTTTTTGTTGAAGCACCAAACAATGATATGGTATACTGCAACTCTGTTGAGACACTTATATATGGTGGTGAAGAATCAGGTGTTGCTTCTTTTATTAAAGCAACTGGTATAACTGCTATTACTCCTACAACACCGATTACATATACAGATGAAATAAGAAATACTTTGACTGATGCAGATAATGTTGTTGCATTTACTGCTGCAACTGATATTTACTTAATAGGATCTACTAGACCTTTATCTGGTTTTAAACCATATATTTCAGTATTCAATGCAGTTGCATCGACAATAACAGTAAAAGAATGGGTTGGAACAGCTTGGGCAAGTGTCACTGGGACAGTTGATGGTACTGCAGTTGGTGGTATAACACATGCTCAAATAGGTGGGGTTACATTTAATTCAACCGTAGCAACATCTAAACCAGTTTTAATAAATGATTTACTCCTGTACTGGTATCAGGTTAGTGTTTCTGCAGGATCATTCACACTATACCATCTTACAGTAAATTGCCCAATGCAACCTTTGGTTAATTTATGGGATGGTGTTAATAGAGTCTGTATTAGTTTTCAAGTAAATCGATCTGGTATTTATGAAGATTATACTCCTGAAGTTTATGATGTTAGTACTAGTGCTTATCCAATAGCTGCTAAACTATCCGGACTATCTTCAACTGATTATGCTATCATGATGTTTAGTGATAGGATAACTGCAATTAAAGTAGCTTTTTTACCAGGGTTGGTAAACACATTAGTAAGCACCCTAACACTTTATTATTGGAACGGTACCACTTGGGCTTCTGTAGGAACAATTTATGATGGTTCATTAGATAGTGGCGCCACAAAATCAATGAATAAAAATGGGACAATTTATTGGAATCCCCCTGCTGCAACGGCTGAACATAAAGTAAACTTGTTTAGTACTTTTGCATATGCGTATAAATTGGAGTGGTCTGGTGGATTGTCTGCGCATACTGAAAAAGATATTACTAATTTGTCACAGGCAGCAGCCTGTGTTGTAACATGGGTAGACCATGATTTTGTTGATGGTGATAAAGTAACATTTTCTGGAATTACCCAAGCTGATTGGTCAGGGTTAAATGGAAATAACTATGAAGTAACAGTAATTGATGCAGATACTTTTTCAATTGTTTTTGACTCTTCTTTATTTGGAACTCCTTATGACCCTGTGACTGATCCTGGTTTAATTAAGATAGTTACTGGTGGATATGAAGATGGCTGTTACTTAGATACTTTATATGGGATCCCTTGTACACAATCAATGGGCGCATATAAATTTGCTTTTAATTACAAAAACCGTTTATTTCTTGCAGGCGATATTCCTGGTAAAGAAGGTCATAGTATTGATTACGCAGTAGCAAATACTTCTGATTCTTTCAATGGAGAGGATTCTAGTTCAGATAACAAACGAATTTATGTTGGGAAAAATAGTTCAGATATAGTTGCCACAGCTAATATATTTAATCGATTTGGCGCTAGTCTATATAACTCTGAAATTGTAACTAAGTCTACTGAAACTTTCTTGCTAGATGGACATAGCCCAGAAACATTTACAGTTAGTCAAATTTCTGAGAATATTGGTTGCGCGGCCCCTCGCACAATGTGCACGGCTGAAGTAGCATTTGAAATTACTAAAGATGCTATTAGAAATATTGCGATGTGGATTAGTTATGTTGGGCCGATTCTATTTGATGCTGCTGTATTAGTTCCATTAAGTGGTATTAATTTATATTTTGATAGGGAGTTAGATACGTGCGTTAATTTTGATGCAATTGAAAATTCACACGGGTGGTTTGATCCTAATCATTATGAATGGAATGTTTGTTTACCATCAGGTGCTGGTCAAGTAGCATGTAATGTTTGGTTGACATACAACTTAATTAGTAAAAAATGGTCTAAGATTAATACTGGTACAAAGCCTGTGCCACAAGCAACAGTAAAGGTTGTTGATGATAATGGTAATGTTTATCATTATGGATTATTAGATACTGGTTACATGGTTAGATTAGATTATGGTTCATTGTGGGATGGTACAGAGGCAATTGAAGCTTTTGTAATTACAAATGCTATGTTGCCCACAACTAATATTTTTGATATTACTATTCTTCGCAACGTAAAACTTATAACTGAATCTGATGGGGCGTATGATATTATTTACACCAGAGCAGATATTGAAATAAAAGGTGCCGGGATTGAAAGCGGTAATTTAAGATTATACGGCCATCTTATAGAAGATTCAAGTAATACTGGTTATTTTTGGGATGGTGAAAATTTCGTTTGTAAACAACTGATTGAAAGCGGTACTCCTTTAATTGGCAATTGGACTGACATTAATGGTGTTGTCACAATTAACGGCATCTTATATGAAGATTGGGTCATGGAAATTACCACTATTGCAGGAGATTTTATTACCGCTGGTTTTATTCCTGGCTTAATGATTATGACTTCTGATCCTAATAATCCAGGCCCATTTTTATGTACAACTGTAACTGCTAATAAAATGACTTTTTTAACTGGGCCTGCTGTTGATTTTCAAGCTGGCGCAAGTATTACATTATATGCGATGTTTGTTAAAGTTGAATATTATAATGATGGTGATACTACCGCAGTGGCTGTACCATTTCAGAAATTTATCTTACAAGATGAAATTACTAGGTTTATGAGTTCTTGCAACTATACTGGGTTATGTCACAAGCTTAAGTTTTCTTTTTATTCACAGGCATTATCAAATAATATTCGACCATTAGCATGGGGTATTCAATTTATACGTGAAAGAGCAGAGGCATAGGAGGATTATATGGCTGTTTTAAGAGCTGGTACAACAGTGGGTGGAATACAAGATGCAACACTAGCAGATATTCAAAGTAGTGTAGCGGCATTTGCAGTTGCTGGTGGTGCAGGAAATGCGTATACTGCAGCGTATACTCCTACTATTACAAGTTTAACTGCAGGTATGACTTTACGTTTTCAGGTGCCGCATGTAAATACTGGTCCTGCTACACTTAATATTGACGGTATCGGTGCAGTCAGTATTAGAAAACAAGGAAATGCCCTGGAACTTGATGCAAATGATTTATTGAGTGGAAGCGTAATTACTGTTACTTATGATGGCGCTTATTTTCAATTGGATGCAAGTAACAACATAAATGAAAGTAATGATCGAATAATTGCACAAGCTGCTCATTCATTCCTTATTGGTACTCCGTTAAGATGGGATAGTGTTACTAGTAAATATGTAAAAGCAAAAGCAGATGGCTCTGCTAATGCTGAAGTTATTGGTTTAGTTTCACAGCTAATTTCAACAGATATTTTTATTATGACGACTGGTGGTTATGTGGAAGGATTATCTGGTTTAGTTGCCGGGTCGTGTTACTTCCTGTCTGATATAACTGAAGGAACTTTGTCATTGACTGAACCGTCTGCAACGGGTCATATCTCTAAACCCCTGTTAGTGGCTATTTCTGCAACAGAAGGATATTTCTTTAATTATCGTGGTGCTGAAATTTCAGGTGATGATGGTGATACTCATGTTTCTACAGTGCAAGGAATTATTGATGCTGTGGCATTAGCTGGAAGTAAACGAATTGTTGTAGGTCCTGGTACATATGCTATAGACGATGATTTGATTATACCGAGTGACAAGGAACTTTCAGTAGTAATTGGTGCTATTTTACAGATTGCAGATACTAAGACACTTACTATCAATGGCCCATTTGAAGCAGGATTGTATCAAGTGTTTGATTGTGTGGGAACTGGAGCAGTCTTATTACCTGGTACAGTTACAGTAATTACTCAATGGTTTGGTGAGTCAGGAAAATATAAGAGTATAGGCACAGCAGTATATGTAGATGAAGTAGTTATCAATAAGGCTATTATTGCAGCAGGGGATTACGGAACTATTGAGTTCCTAGGGGACTACTATATAGGTGCTGGACTTACAATGGGTGTTACTCAAAAATGGTATGGAAGACATAGTCCTCGTGTCGGTGGACCGACTGGTTTCGCATTTTTATATTTTAGTATAAATTCTGGTGCTGGAATAACAACTAATGGAAATTCTGTTTTAGAAAATTTAAGGATTAGTACACTTGGGGGTACAAGTATTGGTGTATTGTCTGACTCCAATGGTATAAATGCTACAAATCTTAATATATCTGGATCTAATATAGCTATGTCCCTAAAACAAAACTGGTATTCTACAATAAGAGATTGTCACTTTTCTTATTTAACAACTTTTGGATTAGGAATTAAAATAGATTATTGTTATGATTTAATTATAGATAGAGTAATAATAAATGCTGCACAAACTATGATATTATCAAATGCCACTAATGTTCATGTTAGTAATAGTTGTTTTGAAGGACAGGGTTCTATTGGACTAGATGTGGGTATTGGTTGTCAGATAAGTATAACTGATACTTATTTTGAATCTGGGTATGATGGCTCTATGCTAATTCAAATTAGAAATTCAAGCAGAATTAGTGTTGTAAATTCTCATGTATATATGACTAATTGTTATCGTTTTTTAAACGCTTCTGGTAGCACAAATGTCAGTATATTTAGTAGAAACAATTACTTTAGATATCCAGCCATTGGCGATACTACTACTCGGTTTGTTTATGTTGCTCCTTCGTCAGGCTCAGTAGATATTGAGGGAGATAATTGGGAAGCCACTGATCCTGCTGTTGTTTATTTTGGTGGCGCCTCGTTACCTAAACTAAATTATCGAGTTATTTTTCCAAATAATCACCCTACTCCTCACACATATCTACAAGAAGGGGGCGCTAGAGGTTTAAGAGCTGTAACAACAAATGGAATTGTAGGTACATTCATCTGTGCTAACAATAAATATACAGTTGTCAACAATACCTTAGTTACAACTGCATCTCTTATATTTTTATCTCCTAATAACGCAGCAGCAGCAGCATTACAAGCGGGAGCTTCAGTTATATTTCCTATAAATAGAGTAGATGGTACTTCTTTTACTGCGGCTACCGCGGATGGAAATCCGGCTGCTGGTACTGAAAATTTTGTGTATTTTATAATTAACTAGGTGTAATGATTATAATTAATTATAACCACAACACTTTTATTACTAATAGGTAGTTGATTATCATAAGTACAATATACAATAATTTATATTAAGGAGGTACCACTATTATCAAATAACATAAAACTACTCCGATAACACTCTAACTAATTATAGAGATGGAACAATGTATTATTTTTCAAAATCAATTTAACGGAGGAAAGTATTATGAGTATTGAATTAGCAGAAAAACTCCAGAAGGAAAAAGAAGCCCTTACGGAGATCGTAGCGTCAATGGATGAGCAGTTAAATGCTTATAAAGACCTTGGTTTTTTGGCCTGCAAACAAGGCTTGATTATGTAGAGCGAAACATAAATATCCAGAAAGAACGGATTGACGATATTGAACGGAGGATGGATTAGATAGTGCAAGATAAAGAACAGATAAAAGAGATAATGGCTCAGTGCTATTACTAAAGTGTTATAAAATAACTTAAATAAAAGGAGATCCGAAATGAAAGCAGCAATATCTTCAGGTTTGTTAGATGTTAGTGTTATTGTTACCACGAGACCCGCGGTCTTTTATGGGGTGCAAATAATCACTAATGGTACCAATGATGCTACTGTAACTGTGTACAGTGAGCAGTCTGCCACTGGAATTATTTTGGCACAGGGTGTCGTCTTAGGTGCGTCACAGTTCGGTCTTATAGGTTTGTCACACCCTGTATCCGCTGAAAAAGGTATTTATGTTGCTATTTCCGGCACGGGCGCCAAGTGTATTGTAACGTTTGATCATGTTTAATTAAGGAGGTTTATAATGGGGTCAGCACTAGCAACAAGGGCAATGCCTACATATTTTAATAACATTGTCAGTTCAGTAACTGATTTAATTGCTTTAGTTGCAGCAGTTGGGACGCAAGCAGTGGTCGTCAGACCGGGGACTTATGCAATAACAGATGATCTTACCATCCCAAGTAATGTCGCCCTGAATATGTCTCCAGGGGCTATCATACAAATCGCCACCGGAAAGACACTTACTATTAATGGATCGTTTGAAGCAGGGTTATACCAAGTATTTAGTGGGAGTGGAGTTGTAATTTTTGGAACAGGGGCTATAAAGAACGCATACCCTCAATGGTGGGGAGCTACGGCAAACGGTACAACCGATGATTATACTGCAGTTCAGGCGGCATTGGATTGCGCCTATGCATCTGGTTGCGTGACAGTATACTTCACAAAGGGAACATATCTATGTAATACCCCTCTGAAAGCTCAATATGGAGTAAACCTCAAGGGTGATAATTCATACTCATCGGTCATTAAAAAGGATTCCACGACAACACTAACACTTACCTCAGCAGAATTAGAATCATCTGCGTTGTTAATATACAGCGAAACCGGCACTCCGATGAGTCCCGTTGCTACAGCACTTCCGAGCAGTATCAACGCCATTCTCATCATCAATAACACGACGAATGGTCGCTATATTGGTACGGTAGAAGATTTGACGTTTGAGGGAACATTTTCGAGTGGTTCAGATTACGAATCCCAAAAAGTCGAATTTGGCATTATAGCGTCAAAAAGCATTTCCGATTCATGTTTTCACAACCTCAAAATTAATAATGTAAAATACGCATTTCTGACACCATTGATCATCTCGTCAAAGATTAGCAATATCCGTGTATCCCATTGCTTGCATGGAATAGGGGTTAATTTAGTAACGTGTACGACCATTAAGAATAACTATGTGTCATCAGCGAGAGATTGGGGTTATTATATCCGTTCTGCGTATTATTCGGAAGTTTCGGGAAATGCCTGTGATGGATTGAATGTAGCCACATATTATCCTACACGGACACTAACATGTGCGGCATATATATTTCGTGATATAAGGGGTTGCGAAATTACAGGTAACGGACAGGAGGGGACCGTTGGTGCGTTACATTGGGTAATAAATTCTTTTGTTAATTCTGTTTTTTCAGGGAATATGTCCATCGGGGTTGGGTCTGATTATACCGGCACGGACGAAATAGCGTGGTTATATTCAGATGGTGTTATTTTGAATAGCACGGTGACAAATAACTTGGGGTATGGGCCATTGACAGCGGGACTTACATACGGTGGAGCAAATGCAGCCAAGCATCACAATATATATTTAGCATCGAAAAACTATTTTAAATACAACACGTTCAACAACAACATCGTTAGAGATGTTATGACTGGAAGTCCGGTCGAAGCGGGCTGGGGTAATAACTATCCAACAACAGCAACACTAAACTCATATCCTGACTATCAGAAGAATACCTGGACGGTAACGCCTACTAATCTGGCAGTCATAGAGGGTACTGGGGCCGCAACTTATACCGGGACATTTACGAAGATAAATCGCATGGTATTCTTCTCAATCGTGATCACCGTAACTGGAACGTGTACCACGGCCTCGACTGCTAACTCGACAAACTTTAGCCTTCCATTTACTCCAACGATACTTGGAGTTGGTGGTGCTATAGATGTAAGTGGCGAAAGCTATGGGAATGGTATGATTTATACCGATGGTAAAATATACACTCCCACATGGCCAGCACTTAATAAGACGGTGGTGATTTCAGGATCTTATATGGCGATAGACTAATAGCATGGGGGCGGTATGTTTGATCTCTATCTGAAATTCTGGGCAACATACTTCGAAGTCCTTTTTGGCCTGCAAACAAGACTCGATTACGCAGAGCGCAATATCAATATCCAGAAAGAACGGATAGACGATATGTACGATGTGTGCATTCTTGTTCCGGTTCCGTCTACGACTCCGGCGCTGCAAAAAAGCTACGCAGCGGCATCAGTTATAACAGGGGCGGTGGCAAATCACGCTGGAGCGGCTGGTAATACTATCCAGCTGTATGGGTTCACTTACTAACGCACTAAGTATTAAAGGAGAAACATGTGTCAACCGTTCAAGAGAAATAGAAGGGCTAAGTGCAAGACAAAAATGTGTTTACTTTTAGTTGAACGTGAAGTATAATTATTTTTAAAAGGAGTCGTCACCATGAATGATGATTTAGCTGCAATGGTTGAGAACCCAGAGTATCAGCAAACGATACAAAAATTATTACAAGTTCCTCCTGCCTTTCGTGCCTTAGCGAATATTACCCCTGTTGATGAAGCATATATGAATGATATTCTTAAGAAACGAATGGAACTTAAAAAGTTAGGTGATGCCCGAGGCTTGAACCGTGTCGAGTTAGCCCAGAAAAAAGATCTTGCTGGTAAAGAACTTGAGGTTAATAAACGAGCGTATAATCTTAAACTACAGGGTATGGAAAATGCAAATGAACTCAACAAGTTACAGAGTAATATTGGCAATGTTTTAGGTGTTGCTAATGTTGGTGCTAGTTTATATGGTGCAAATAGAAATTACGGTTTACAAGAAGAATTTTTAAAGAGAAAATACAAATAGGAGAATATCAATGGCGACGCCTCAGTTTGCAGCATTGACAAGACAGCCTACTTGGACTGGGTTACCAAAGTATGAAGATTGGGTAAAGTATCAAGCAGCATATCTTCCTACACAGTACGCTACTGAAGAAGCGAAGAAACAAAGACAGGAAGAGTTATCAACAACTCGCCAAATTGCTGAAGATCGTTTGGCAGCAGAAACTGATTATTATAATCAGGCCATGGACCAACAAGATGAAGCTTTGGATCAAGCAAAAAAGCAATCATATATTGATGCTGGAGTTGGTGTTGCTCAAACAGGTGCAACTTTATACGGCGGGTATAAAGTCGGGCAATTAGTAAATACTTTAAGAGGAGTTGGTAACATAGGTCAGGGGTCCGGGGCTATTATACCTGAAGTTCTTCCTTCCGGTAGTCCTATAGCTCCCCCAGTTACTCAAACTAATCCATTACCTTTGGACGCGGGAGTTACGGAACTCGGTACTGATTTAGTAGGAGCAACAACTGCAGCAGAATTATCTGGTTTGTCTGGTGGTTTAGCTGGTGCAGAAGCAGCGTCAGTTGCAGCAGGCGCAGAAGCTTCTGGTTTATCTTCTGCTTTAGCCTATGATATTGGAACTGGTGGAACTGGTGCTATTGGTCTTGGGTTAGACGCAGGTATGGCAACTGCACCAGGGAGTCTTGCCCTTAGTGAAATTGCTTTACCAGTTGCTGCTTATGAAGGTGTAAGAACCCTTGGTAAATATGGCACTGCAAATGATTGGGAAGGTCAGGATATTTGGAGAACGATGGAAACACCGTTTTCTGGACTAACTGCACTAGGAACTAAATATTTCTCTGATTTGACTGGAATTGATATAGTTGAAAAATATGGGCGGGAATTAGCACGGTTTGAGGATCAGATAGTTGGTGGTATTGAAAACGTTATAGGAGACGCGGTCGGAGGTGTGGTTGATATAGGCGAAGGAATCGCACATGGTAGTATGCATGAAGCGGGACAAGGCGCAAGGAAAATTTATACGGGAGGAACTAACTGTTGCGTTTTGTTTTCATACCTGTATGGATTATACTCTACTGAAGCATTAACTGCAAAAAGATATTGCACAAAGAATATGACAGTTAAAGCCCTGTTAGGCTATTACCAGATAGCATACTTCTTGGTATTTCTTATTGAAAAATATTCTTACTTGCGAAAACCTATTGAAAATATTATCGCTAAACCGGTGTTCGCATATATGTGTTATGTTCTTAAAGAACGACAAACTATTTCCATTTGGTCTAGAGTATTTGGTCCAACATTTAAAATGTTTTGCCGATGGCGTTTTGCCTTTGGCCGTATTACCTTGTTGCCAAAAGGGTATGAAAGTTGTGTCAACTCAATTATAGCAGGAGGGGGTAAAGATGCCTAATACGGCTGGTCAATGGGATAATTTAGCTGACACTATATCAACAAGTTCTCGTGACTATGGTAACCTTGCCTTAGGTGTGGCAAAATTTCAAAGTGAAGATGCCTTACGCCAGAAGCAAATGGAAAAGGAGCAGTTTGCGATTGATGAGTATAAACGGCAAAATGCTCGTTTCAATACTCCTGTAACATTAAATGAGTTGAGTAGAGTCTTTAAACCTGAAGGTAATTTAACACCGCAAGGTGCTGTGTTAGGCAGTGAACTCCTACAAACCCTTGGTTGGAATCCGGCAAAACCAGATGATCCTAACCCTAATCAAGGACTTGTCAAAAAAGATGGTTCAATTGTTACATATAGAGATATTGCAGAAAACTCAAATGTATTTGGGCAATACGTTGCTGCTAATACTAACACTGCAAATTTAATGATAGACAAACTTGGACAGACAAAAAATGCATTGAAACAGAAATATCAGACAACTATCACAAGCCCTGGTAATGAATTAATGCCTAATGAAATTGCTGAGTTGTCAAAGGTAAATGATCCTGAGGCAAAAAAGTTACTTGAACAGTACGGAACGGTACAGAAAAATATCGAACATATTCGAAATAACCCGCAAATAACGATCGAGGCAGATCTTTCCCGGTTGAGAAACATTGAAGCGTTTTTGAAAGATAAACCTGGAACAGATCTTTCTATAGTTCAAGAGAAGATAAAACACCTTGAAACAGAACGTGATAAGGTTAAACTACCAGAGCAGATCAGAAATAAACTTGGCATGGGTGACATGCAACCTGTTACTGAAGACATTTTGCGACAGGGTATGTCTACTATGGGTGGTGTAATAAATCAAGAGTCTGCTAATCAATCTGCAGAAAAACGTAATGCTGCAGATATTACTTCTCGTGAGAAGATAGCTCAGATTAATGCAGCAGCACAATTAGCTGCATCTAATCATGCAAACAAAGAAAATCTCCAAATTAATGCACGTCTTAAGATGAGTGAGTTATACCAGGAGAGTGATAAAAAGTGGGATGACCAAGTTGGGATTGCCCCTGAACAAAAAGAAGCAGGAAAACAACGTGACCGTCGTGCCCTTGAACAACAACTTATTGATGCTGGTGTATACTCTAAATTAGGTATAACAAATTCTACATTTGGTGCGAATCTTGCTGGGACTGCAAATATTAATAAGTTCTTAAGTGACACTAACCAAATCAAAGGTTTAATATCAGGTGGATCTGGTGTTGAACAAGATGAGTTAGTTCAAGGATATATTGACGGTGTAAATAAAGCAGCTGCATTATTAAAGACAGGGGACCCTAAAAATATTAAAGCAGCCTTTACCTGGGTTGAGCAAGCAAAGAAGAATGCCCAGGTCCTCGCTAATTGGCGCAAAGAACAAACTGCAAAAAAACTAAGTACTGTAGGTAAAAATTCTGCAAAGATTAAACCAAGAGGATTGACAGCCTATCAGCAAGGAACGATGTATGACACCCCTGCTTATTAACTAGGAGGTTTACATGTACAGAAAGAATCCGGCCACTGGTGCCTTGGAGTGGGTCAACGCTCCGTCACAGAACAGGGTTACATTTGATTTTGAAAATGATCCAGCCTTTCAACCAATACAACAATCAGATCCATTAACTCAACAATCTTCACGAAGTCCTGCTCGTTCAGATGGACAGGTTCATTTTGATTTTGAAAATGATCCTGCTTTTCAACCTATGCAGTATCAGTCCCCTGTTCAAGAACAATCTGGTAAGGTAGACCGTGGTGTTGTCATGGACACTGCTACTGCGGTTGTTGCTGGTTTGTCTGATGCTGCAGAGATGTTTGCCAGGGATTATCGTCTTGGTCGGGTTGCAAAAGAGGATGAAGATGAGTCTGATCCTTTTAATACATTTGCAAACTATGTTATCAAGAACAAGGAACAGTTCGAAAAGGATCATCCTTATATTTACGAACCTGCTGAAGATGCTGGGACACTTCGTGAGTGGTGGCGACAGGCAATAAGGTCCACGACACAATCTGTTGCAACAAAGATCCCCGGTGCAATTGCTGGTGCAAAAGCAGGTGCAGTGGTTGGTGGTCTCCCTGGTGCAGCAGTTGGTGCAGTAACTGGTTATGCTTTATCTGGTGGTACCCTGTTCGGTCTTGCACAGTATGACCAGGTTTATCAAGATGTTCTTGAACATAATGAAAAGAATCCTGACAATAAGATCCCTGAAGAATTACTCAAAAATGAGGCTTTCAAACAAGCAGTAATTGAGGGTGGACTTGAAACCGCAAGTGATGTAGTTGAAGGTATATTCTTTAAGTTTGGTCGTTTGGCAACTGAACCAGTTAAAGATTCGGTAAGAAATATTCTGAAGCAGGGGTGGAAAGGTGGTACTAAGAATTTCTTAAAAGCACAAATGGCTACACAACCTGCTGAGGTAGGTACCGAGTTCCTCCAGAATTACTATGAGACTAAAGGTAGCAAGGAACTTGGTTTAGATACAATAGATCCAATGGATGCAGCGGTAGGTTCAATTGGACCTACTGTCATTGCCACATTACTCATGTACGCAGGGGCCCAGACAATTGACGTCAAGAAACGTTCTAATATCATCAAAGCATTAGAGAACCCTGACACCAGATTCGACAAACGTTTTGATGCAATGGCAACAGTATATAATGAACTTAAGAAGACAGACAAAGTTAACAATACAGATCTTGCTACTAAATGGGGTGAAATTGCGCAGTATAAGTTACTTGAAAATGAGGCGATTGATCTTGATGAAAATGTTTTAAACATGAAACCTCTTGCCGGTCTGTTAGAAGCAAGGCAAACAACTAAAGAGTTAAATGAGGATGTTGCAAAGTTCGAGGAACGTGGCAAACAAGATGAAGAGACTGAAGAGATAATTCCTGAAGATGAAAAGAAACCAGTTGATGAAGTTGAATCACGCAAGGTCATGGGGTTCGAGTTACGTAAGATCCTGTTTGACCAGTTCATTGAAAAAGGTTATAGTGAAGAGCGTGCCAATGAACTTGCCTCCGGTGTCATGGGCGCGCGAGGTCCGCAAGAACAGTTAAAAGCCACAGTAAAAAGTAATATTTTGGACGAGAGTGGTAAACCTATTGAAAAAGAGGTTCCACAGGGTTCCACAAGTGATACTATTGAATTAACCCCTGGACAAAGTATTATAAATAATTTACCAGAAAACGTACGGAACCAGATGATTTTTACTGGTAACGATAAATTGTTCTCAAGTCAAGGGGCAGTTAAGGCAACACTAAAGAAAAAAGGGTTCTCTGAAACACATAAACCTTTTATGGTTACCACGGGAGAATGGGTCGGGGCCCCCGTCGCTCTGACACAGATGACACAGAATATGTCACAGGTAACTTCTGGTAAACAGACTGCCCCATTGGTTACAGGGACCGGGGAGTTTGTGTCTGATCAGGCTTCAAGACAAGTTACCCCTGTCCAAGTTCCTGTTCAGCAGAAATATCCTGATGCTCACCCAGATGATCTGTCAAATAAAGGGGTACCGTTTACAAATAAAGTTAGTGCTGCTTTAGCTATTAAGCGTTTATACAAGACGCTTGATTATACAGGAACAGAAGAGAAATATGTACCAGTTAAAATCGGTGAACGGCAGTGGGTTGCTAGACGTAAGGAAGCAGTCCCTGTCCCTGAAAAAGTAGAATCAGCACGTGATTATATTAACAGGAGAAACCCTGAATATTTAGAGGTGGCGAGTAAATCTTCAACTGAAGGTTTAAAAAAGTTAGATGAAATCATTAATGATATGAAGGAGGAAGGTCATGAAAATTCTTCAGCATTTAAACAGACTGTTAAACGCCGTGAAACTATTGCTAAGCAAATTGAACATAATAAAGTTAAAGAACAAAAAGTAAAAGAAAAAGAAGAGAAGCAGGTAAAAGAACAGGAGGCAAAAAATGCTCGTAAAGACAGAGAGCGGTTGGCAAGTGAAGAGCGAGAGCGGGAAGAGCCTGAGCAAACCGAACCTAAGCAAAGTCCAAGCAAAGAAGAGACTGCAGCAGGTAGAGTACTTCAAGAATCAGAAAAAGGGGAAAGCAAAGGAAGCACTAGAGAAGTTCAAGGAGAGCAGAAAGAAACAGTAACAAAAAAAGTTATTAAGGAAGAAGGTGAAACTCATGGGCAAAAAGAAACCGAAACCCTGTTAAGTAAAAAACCACGAGATTGGCGAGCTTCTGATATTTTAAAACGTTTACAGGCTGGTGAAGATATACCTGATGATATAGTAAAGCGTTTTAAAACTGTTTCTATGAGATGGCAGCGTAATGCAGACACTGGAAAGTGGGAAGAAAAACGCACATACTTAACAGAGAAAACATTAACCGAAGAAGAACGTGAGGAACGCGCCGACCAACGGGCGATGTTAAAGGCCAAGGAACAGGGCACGAAAAAACTTGTAAAAAAGACTCCCGTTGAACTGATGAAAAAGTCTCATGCTGAGTTGAAAAAGTTACAGGAGAAACTCACTAAGGCAAAAACCCCAGAAGAAAAAGAGGATATTGAAGCTGAGATCTTTTCAGTAAGACAGGACATTAAGGTTCTTGCTAACAGGGTTGCTAAGGGGGAACGACAACAGACCAGTATTTCTTGGTTTGGTGAAAATGAAGAGGAAGGAGAAGAAACAAAACCTAATCCTTTAGCAAAGAATATGTTATATATGTCTCCTACCCAGGCACAAGAACAGGTAGAACATTATACTGAATTAGAACCAGATACAAATCGCCGCATGCTTAAGAAGATGCACCCAATGACTATGCCCAGGGCATTTGCCTCAATGATTAATTATGCAATGCATTTTGGCGATGGCACTGTGGACTTTAACATGATCAGTAAGTTTGTTGATCAGTTACTTGAAGGTGCAACATCTGGTAAGATGGATAATTATTTTGCACCAGTTGAAATAACTGATGAAGGTCGATATGATGAGAAACAGGATTATATTGGAAAACTGCACAGTGTAAAAGATTACTTGGGTAAGGCAGTTAATGTAATAAATACTAGTAATAAAAACAAAACTTTAGAACAACCTAAGTTTCGTCATACCTCTGGTAAAGGTGAAAAAGGTTTAACTGAGGAAAAGGTCAAGGAGTATTCAGACGTTATTTCTAAAACCTGGGTCAACGCACCGTTAACAATTGTTTACCAAACTAGAACAGGACTTCCAGAAGAACTGCAACTTGATATTGCTTCAAGAGGTTTTTTAGACAGCAATCGTATTGGTGGTATTTATTGGCAAGGAAATGTTTATTTAATTGCAGATGAGCTTTATAATAAGGACGATGTTCACCGCGCCATGTTACATGAGGTTGTTGGTCACCATGGCATTGAAACAATTTTAGGTCGTGAATTTGATTCAATCTGTTTAGATGTCTTTCGGTCATTTAAAACTGAAGAAAAGATGACTGATATATTAACAGACTACAAATTTCAAATTTGGAAGCAAAAAGACCGCGTGTCTGCTGGTGCAGAATATATTGCTCACATGGCAGAAAACAATTTAGGTACTCCTACGTTCTGGGAAGGGGTCCGAGATAAAGTTCTCACTATTCTCCGCAAATTCGGCTTTGACCTAAAACTAAGTACCTCTGAAATTAAAGCGTTGATAGCAGATTCAAGAGCATTTATTGAGGGTAAAGGTCCTGAGTATAATGTTGAAGAATATTTCATCGAGGACCGGGAACCTCGGATGGATCGTATCACTTATGCCCCTGCTTTCTATTCTGAATTGCTTAAGACTGTCGAGACTCGGACAGATATGCCGACGAAGGTTCAGTCACTGAAGAACTGGTTGAATAAGTATACGAAACCTTCTGAGCAAAAGTGGATGGGAGTTGAGCAGTATCTTGAAGGAAAGGAAAAGATAGATAAGCAGGACTTTATTAATTTCTTACAGTCGAATCAGATTGAGGTTCAGGAGATAACTAAAGGAGAAAATTCTACTAAGTTTTCTCAATACAGTCTACGTGGCGGCAAGAACTATAAAGAGTTACTTCTAGTTTGGAACCCTCATACTGGTACTCTTCCTAAAGGTTTTAAAGTAAGTAAAGTAAAAGAACCTTATGATATTTTTGAAGATGGAATAACCATAAATTACGAGGTCCTTGACGAGGACGGATTACAGAGAGGTTTTGGCACATCAGAAAAAGATGCTATTAAAGATGCATTAACTGGTATTAACTATAATAAAAACTACCAATCTAAACATTGGTCTGAATCCAATGTCCTTGGTAATATCCGCTTCAATGAACGAGTAGATGATAAAGGTAGATCTGTTCTTTTCATTGAAGAGATACAAAGTGATTGGTTACAGGAAGCAAAGAAGTTTGGGTTTAGTGATCAACCTAAAGTATCACCGCAATTACAAATGGCATATGATGCTAATAGAGAATATGAAGAAAAATACGGTGACGTACCAAGTGATGAGCATACTCAGTTACTTACACGCATAGAAGAACTAGAAGAACTTGAAATAGAATATATCAAAACATGGATACCTCGCGCCCCGCTCCTAGATAACTGGCACGAAGTTTTTATGAAACGTATGATTCGGTACGCTGCTGATAATAACTTTGATGCCGTCGCTTGGACAACTGGGAAGCAACAATCAGATAGATATAGTTTGGCAAAACATATAGATCAACTTGAGATTACTAAAACACCTTCTAATAATTATTATAATGTAGTTGGTTCAAAAGATGGTCGAACAGTTCTTACTCAGAATGTTACCACTAAAGAAGAACTTATAGATTTAGTTGGTACGAATATTGGGACTAAAGCAATTAATCAAATTAACAAAGATCAGTATAATGCTATCTTTCAAGGTCTAGACCTCCAAATCGGTGGCGAGGGTATGTATGTTTTCTATGACCAAAAAGTTAAAGGGTTTACTGAGAAATATATTAAACAATGGGGCGCGAAACTTGAGACACTAAACCTCACACCAAAACAAGGACCTGCTTGGGATGAGAGTTTTGCACCTATTCCTTTAACAAGAAATGATTTTCAAATGGTAGGTGTCCTTGAACAGAGTGGTATAAGACAGTATGAGTCTACTGATGATTACAAGTATTTTTTTGATGATAGTAATGGCTTGTATAGTGTTATGGTTGAAGATGAGTATCTTGAATTTGAGACTGAAGAAGAAGTAATAGATGTTATTAATGAATTTCGTACTGAACAGTTAATATCAGAACAAGCAGTTATTCATGACCAGCAGACTGGTGTACCTGGGAAACAACCTGGTTTTGCGCTTACTCCTGCTATGACTTTAAGTGTTGTGGAAAAAGGACAGCCGTGGTTTAAAGTAAACCGTGAGCCTCGTTACCAACGAATTGTCGACTATACAGAAGAAACCACTGAAACCTCCAAGCGAGATTTTAAAGATTTATTTAATGACCAGGCATATGCAACCCTAAAAGCCCTATCAATGCAGTTGCCCAAGAACCAACCATCAATGCACTGGGCGCAACGTTATATTCTTTCTCCTGAGTGGTATGACCACCCAACATTAGAGAAAATTGTCAAGGCAGCAATTAACAGGCACGACAGATATTATGAGTTATTTAACACCTTCAATGAGATGGGCATTGACGACAACATGAAACCTGTCTCTTGGAATGGTGAGACAAATATCATTGATGCTAATGTTAAGTTAATGCACAAAGGTCTTACTAACGCACAGATAATTAAAGGTGAGACTTCCAAAGAGTACAAACAACTTGAACGAATGAAGGATGAGATTGACACGGGCGCCTGGAAGCGAGGTTACGGCGAAAATGTACCTACATGGGAACAACACTTCCGAGGTGAAGGTATACCAAAAGAAATAATTGATTTGTACAAGTTACATCGCAAATCATACGATAAGGCATTGGATGTTTTAATGGATCCGATGAAACAATTGGTTGCTGCAATTGAAGAGCAAGCTGCGAAAGATGGAGCAAAACCTAAATTTCCTGAGTTTACCACACTTGATGACGATGGCAAGATCATTAAGATAAACCTTAAACAAGTCTTGGCAAACATGGGTCAGTTGCGCGGGACGTACGCGCCTCGTCTCAGGGAACCTGGTGAATATGTTATTAAAGGAAAGCGCGGTGACAAGATTGTTCGTTACCATAAACCAAACCGTATTGCTGCAGAACTTCTTAAACGTCAACTAGAACGAAAAGGATACACAGTTGAAAATGTTCGTGAACGTGAGCGACTTCCTGAAGATGTTTACACAACTTTACGAATTATTAACACTCAGAAGGCAATTGAAACTGCAGTTAAAGGCATTGAAGGAATAGACCCTGAACTAGAAATAAAATTTAATGAAGCATTATTAACTGAGGTTGCTGATCTTCTCCGTGTTAGAGGTTTCCGTGCTTCGATGCTTAAGCGTCAAGATGGAACCCCTGTTCGTGGTTACATAACTGACCCCAACGAACGTTTCGTCCGTTACATGAACAATATTTCTGCTGGCGTAGCTAAAGGAGAAGCCGCTAAAGAAATGTTTGGAATCCTTGCCGGACACTATGAAGGCGAGGGTGCAGACAGGGTTAAGGTGGGAGGCATCGACCCTGTAAAAGAACCTCGCGCCTACAATACTGGAACTAAATATATTGAGGAGCAATTAAGAAACTCAGATGTAGCTGATAGAATAGTTGGTCTTGTTAAATCAGTTGCAACACTTAAGTATCTTGGTTTTAACCCACGGTCTGTTCTTGTTAACATAATGTCTTTAGCTACCACAGTCCCTGTTTCACTCCATATGTATGCAATGGGTGGCAAAGGTTCATTTGTCAAGATTGGAAAAGAACTCGCCAAAGCTTCTGTTGACTACAAGGACGTTATGCGTGGTAAAAAGTTAACTGATAAAGGTGAACAGGGGTTAGTTGATGAAATAAAAACTAAAGGTTATGATACTCCACAATATACAAGAGATGCTATTGGTACCATTCAGCGTACTTATGGTAAGGCGTGGACTCGTACAATGTACTGGGCAATGTATATGTTTGGTAAATCAGAACAATGGATTCGTGGAACGACAATGCTTGCTGGTTACCGTCTTGCAAAAGTAAAGAACCCTGATGCTACTGAACATGATCTTATTCAGGTTGCCCATACAGTATCTAACAAGGCGCATGGAATTTATGGCAAAGCAACACAACTTGCTGTTGGTCAAGGCACGGGTCCCGCTGCTCGACTCGCCCAGATCCTGTACACTTACGGAAAATTTGCACATAACAATGTACAATTACTATATGATACTGGTATGAGAAAAGGAAACATTAAAGCATTTGCTTACGGTTTATTGTCGCCAATAATTATTGGTGGGTTAGCAGTTATGCCATTTAAAGATGCTATTTTTGGTTTAGTTGGTAGCATGTTGAAGATGGTCGGTGTTGACGATGATCCTGAAAAAGGTTTTTGGGACTGGATCAGAGACACATTTGGTTTGACAGGGGAACGTATTGGACGACACGGTGCCCTTGGTGCAATGAACTTAGATGTATCAAGCTCAATGTCAATTGGTGTTGGTTTACCTAGAGACTTTTACGAGATGTTTGGTATTGCAGGGGGTCTGGCAAAGGATTATCAAGATGCGAAACACTTCTTAGAGATTGGGCAGCCAGGACGCGCTACAGAAAAAGTATTACCTACTAGTATGGGTAACATATTCCGTGCAATCAGGGAACTTAAAGGAATTACCACAACTAAAGGTCAACCTGTCTGGGATGAGCAAGGAAAACCATACATTCCTTCTGATACTGAAACTGCGTTGAGATTAGCAGGATTTAGAACTGCGCGCCAAGCAACAATGGGTGAGCGCACATGGGAAACTAAACGTGAAATAGATCAGTACAGGAAGAGCAAAGCAAAGGTCCTTGAACGATGGCGTAACTATATCTTCACTCAAGGAGATGAAGAGGAACTAAAGTCTATCATGGATGATGTTGTTGAATATAATAACAAGGTAATTAAGGCAGGAAAAACTGGAGAAATACCATTGATAGATAACTCAACACTTAAGCAGCAAGCCAAGACTTTATATGTACCAAACAAAGGGCTTGCTGCTGGATTATATGAATGATCCCGCGTGCTTTTGCTGTCACGCAGGCAGGGGCACCGGTTCCTCTCCTCCCGGACCCCTGCCGCCTATTCTAACCACTGTTTATAATCTTCACCCATAACCATATCAGATATTTTCTTCTTATTACGCAATGATTCAATTATCTTTTCATCTACTGTTCCCCTTGTAATAAGATCTACATATAGGACCTTGTCAACCTGACCAATGCGGTGTGCCCTATCCTCTGATTGAACCCTGTTCTCGAGATTATAATCGTTACTGTAGTAAATAACAACCTTTGCTTCAGTTAATGTCATCCCAAACTTTCCTGTTGCAGGATTGCTGATAAAGAAACGAAGAGGATGTTCAGGGTCTTGAAAGTTCTGGCGAATTAATTCTCTGTCATTGTCGCTTGTACTACCATAGTATGTAGCGACAGAATCAGGACCATACTCCTTACTAATTGCTTCCTTTAGTTTAGACATATCATAAGTATTGTTTGACCAAATAATAACTTTACGATCTGTCTCTTCCAAGATATCCATTACAGCAGAGATCCTGTTACTTGGAATTTCAGTCACACCTCCTGTTTCAGGGTCACGAATAAAACCACAGATTATTTCATGGAGTTTCTGCATCTTAGTCATGACCATAGGGGCAGTAACAAATGCCATATTTTCTAACTGCACTAACGCAGTGTCTTTCATCTGAGCATAATACCGTTCCTGTTCAGGGGTTAAGTCGACGTCCCTATACACATAAACCTTTGGTGGTAAATCTAAACACTCTTCCTTTGTTACACGGGAACTAAATGGTGCAATCTTCTCAGTTAATTCTTCTAGACGTTGATAACCAACGACCTTGTCAAATACCCTGTTGCCCATTTGCATTTTTTGTACTAGTGCATACCTATTTCTAAATGCAAAGAATGAACTAAAGCCCAACAGGTACCAGTCAAGAAATACGCACTGACTGTATAGATCTAACGGTGAACGAGTAACGGGCATGCCTGACATTATACGTCGGTACTTTGCTAGGTTACCAAGGGATATTGCAGCCTTGGTTCGTTTCGCTTTTGGATTTTTAATTGTTGTACTCTCGTCAATAGCTAATATGGTAGTGTGTGTTGAAAGAAATTTTCTTGCAAATGTTTGACCATTTTGCGTGGACAGGGCTTCAACATTCATTACCAGTATGTGTAATTTATCTGAGACCTTGAACAGGGGATTATACAACTTAACCTGCTGCTTAGTATTGTATGACGACCAGTATGTCATATAATAACTTACATGATCAGGCATGTGGCGTGGGATTTCTATAGTCGTCCAGTTCCTGTACACACCTTTAGGGGCAATAATTAATGCGCCATTAATCTTCCCGTTGTCGTACAAATAAGCAATAGTGTCAATCAACACTTTACTTTTGCCTGTTCCCATGTCAAGGAGCAGGGCAAATTCTTCCTTGTCTCGAGACTTTAACCACACGTCATACTGATGTTGATAAGGTTTTGTTTTAAACGGATACCTTTCCATACTATCTCCTTTCTGTATGTTTCCTTGTAAATTTAGTCTTATACTTTATATTAATAAATTATTATGGTTTAAATAGTGGAACCCTGTGTATCTAATGTTTACACCATTTTATTCACATTATACCACTTTTACATTGGGAAAAATAAATTCGTCTGTGGTGTTATCATGTGTAACGATTCTTTAGCACGTGTCGTTGCAACATAAAATACCCTGAGTTCATTGTCCAAGTCCCTGTTCATCTCATCATAGGTTCTTGGCGCGAGGTCCGTTAATAACAACACATTGTCTGCTTCACCACCTTTGCTCCCATGAATTGTACTTATCTTGATACGAGGTTTGTTGACCAGGGTTTCTCCTCTTTTACGCGCAGCAATAAAATATTCACGTTCATCAGGGGATATTTTACCAAGCGCCTCGTGCCATATTGCAGTTGTCTTTAACCCAAACTCTTTCTGCAAAATATTCATGTTTAATTTGGTATAGGCAGATAGTCCTAATATGTTTTTTATTTTGAGTTGAGGTAACATGTAACCATTTATCTTTTTGATTTGTTCAGGGGTTAAGTCTTCACCTTTGCGTAACTGTTCCCAATATCTAATTGCGGTAAGTGTTGGCGATTTAAGTGGTGAATATCTACCCTCAAATGAAAAACCACACATCATGCAATGATCTTCAAACTGTTTAAGCATGTACCCGTTACGGGCCAGTAATAACCACTCACCCTGTTCTAATGGGACTGTATCAAGATTATTGTGCCAGTCAACAAGACCTTTAACATTTTTAGGTAACCATCTACATGGTCGTTTCTTTATTACTTGGTCTGATAATGTTTGTGCTATCTTTTGTATTTCTATAGGTACCCTGTAACTTTGTTCTAATGTTTGGACATTTCCTTTTAGTGAAATGAAATAATCTACATCTGCACCACTCCATTGAAAAATGGCTTGCAATGAATCTCCAGCAATATAAACATTTTCAGTTTGTTTAATGATATGATTAACTGCTAACCATTGTAATTTACTAAGATCTTGTGCTTCATCTATAAACAGGACTTTAAGTGGTGGAATATAACCTTGCTTATAAAACAGCTCAAGCATATCTGTAAAATCCAAAAGACCATTTGCATCCTTATATTTTTTCAATCCCTTAGATACTCGTTCTAGTTCAAACCAATCAATGTCAGTATCACCTTGTTCCCATTGTTCACGAACTGAAATCATTTTAGATCTTGCAAGACCATCAACGAAAAGAAGTCTGTCACCTGAACTCATACCATATATCTGTGATCCTTCATTAACATCTATACTACCTGAAATCTCTATCCCAAGCTTATCACCAAGTTCAATATAATGATTACGTTGCATGACTTGTATCTTGGATAAGCCAAGTTGTCTAAATGCTAAAGAGTGAATGGTTCTAAAATATTGTAAATCATGATCGTTAAAACCAAATTTCTTAGCAGCACGATCTTTTGCCTCATTTGCTGCCTTACGAGTAAACGCAAGAAACCCAATTTGATTTGGGTAAACCCCTTGTCTTATATGTTTCTCGACAAGTTTTAGTAACTGTCCTGTTTTCCCTGTACCAAGTTATGGGGGTCCTAGAATAATATTAATTCTAGGACCCATATCTCCTATACTCATGATTAATTATTCCTTTAGTTAAAATGGCAATTTCTTGTTTACGGTTCAGTGCCAAACAATCTTGATAATATAGTAATGACAAAAGTTTAGTTGCTCTAGAACCACCCACTGCAAAACCATAGATATTTTTTCTACGCGTAATCTTAGGTATATGGGGAGTTGGCACTAATAACAAGGCAAGATTAGCAAATCCTTGAACCACTGCTTCAGTACCACAAATTGCTACTTCACAATAAGTATATTTATGGTGCATAGTTCTAATTCTCAGTGAACCATCTCCGTCAATAACCCCTCTCCAAAAGTCTATATCATATTCTAGTCCTATTAGTGGTTTTGCTATTAACGATTTTCTATAATCAATTCCTAGTACTTGTAGTTGTTGTACCAATCTTGGAGATTTAACTCTAGCCCATGCTGATGTAGCAATACCAAAAGTAGTTTGTATATCTTTTAATATGTATATCTTAGATTTGTTTTCTAAAGAATCAAAAAACTTTTGTAAATGATCTTTGTCCTTTATACCAAGTTTAATGTTAACTGTATTTCCACACAAGTATCCATCTGCTAATATAAACCCAAGCCAATATTTAGCTTCAGGAGATAATGGATGCTCAAATAAAGAATAATTCATAATTATATTAACGCCTTATTTCTAGTATGGATTAACATTCTCAAAATCTGGTACATCATGTGATTCTGTTTGTCGCCTAAATTCTGGCAATGCCCATGTGTTAATGCCCTTGCCTTTGAGCAAAAAGAAATGATGTTCTGCTCGCAACTGTTCCTTAATGATTGAAGTTATCTTGTTAACTTTAAATTCTCTGAAGTGGTTTCGCTCAAGGTAGGCTAGAAAATCTGACATGCGGAAATAATGTTTACCGTTATCTGTAAAAGGTTTCCCTAATAATAGTTCTTCTTTTGATTGTGCTTGGACCCTGGACGTACAGAACTTTTCAAGATATTCAATCAACTGTCCAACAGGAGAAGCGTCAGCAGGAGCTTCAATTATTATAACTTGATCTAATAGTTTTTGAACTATCTGTTGCCACTGATTTTTGGCAATTATTGGTGGCATTAAGTTTAACGCTTCAATGCAACGCTTCTGAAACTTTAACTGATTCTGTAAGTCATCAGTTAATAATTCCATACGACCACCACCGTCTACATTAACAAACCATATAGGTGGATTGCAATCAAACTTTGTAAGACTACTAAGGACCGGCATTCCCATTACACCAATCCCAAACTTACGCGTCATGCACAGGGATTTATTGCAGTATGAAATTAATGGCGACTTATCACATGTATAGAAATATTCTTTTCTTTCTAAACTTTTAGTAACACCACTAATCTCAATTGATTTAAGGGGTGGATCCATATACAAACGATTATAATCATCAATGCGATCCTTCCAATCATCCGGAAAAGCTTTTGTAAGATACACACCAAGGTTAAACAGACCATCGTTCCGTGTACCTTCAGGAAAACCCTGTGTGATTAAGTACTGTAAGCATGGAGGACCATCTTCAAGG